GCAGAAATAATAAGGGTATTTCCATCCTGAAGATATGCATTAACTTCGTCTGCTGTCGGTTCTTCGCATTCCTCATATGAATCTGCGTAATAAGCGTCAATTCTAGCCAATTTAGTCATATTGATAAGATCCTGCTTAGTAGCCATATATTCTCTAAGATGTAATGCTGAAACGGATTCATGCCCTTTAAGATATGCTGAATAATCGGTGTCCTCTGTTATGATATCTACTTTGCAGTGATATGTATCAGAAGCTTCCTGTGCAATATATATTATTTTGCAATCTTCGTTATCTTCATCAGCATCGCCATTATATTCCATAAGAATTGTACGAGAACCATAGCTAATACCACGAATAACTTCCCAAGCCTTTCTCCCAAGAGAACCTGAATTCTTATTCTTTATATTATCTAATTCATCAACAACTACCTTTGGAATAACTACCTTGCTATATTCCTTGTTCAGTTCATCAATTAACTGTGAATTCTTAAGTAACGCTGAAGTATCTGGAACTGCAACCTTCTCCCCTCTCAAAAATTGTTCAGTCTGTGATTCTGACATTCCAAAAACCTTACAATATTTTCTTGCCATTTCCAATAGAGTTTTTTCTGCAGTTTTTCCACCTTCAACACGAGAAATAGACGACTTGTTCATACCAGTTCCTGGTTTCAAGCCCTCTAATACATCAATCTTCTTTGCCATGTCATCCATGGTACAGCCATTCTTTTCACGAAGCTCCTTCAATCTCGAACAAAGGAAAGCTATCTGATTATCATTTGCCATAAGCAACGCCCCTTTCACAGGTATGTATGTAATTTGATTATTGGCTTTATCTCATGACTTGCAGAAAAGACCTCGGCATTGCCCCAAACCTTGGCATCACCCCAAACCTTGGCATCACCCCAAACCTTGGCATCACCGCAAACCTTGGCATCACCCCAAACCTCGGCATTGCCCCAAACCTCGGCATTGCCCCAAACCTTGGCATTGCCCCAAACCTTGGCATCACCGCAAACCTTGGCATCACCGCAAACCCAAGCCTTTCCTTCATGGGAAAGATTTTCTTCTTTCTCAATCCAACCGCCAAGATCACCGATTTTGACAAGACCAAATTCTGCTACCGCTCTGATTCTGTGAAGTGTAGCCGTTCTAAAAAGTAAACTTATTGTCTTGGTTTCTCCTGTAAATTCAAATTTTTTCATGTTATTAAACCTCACTTTCTATACTGTAATTCCTTCAATCTCCGCAAAACGTTTTGCGTTGATGAAGTACACCCACCTGTTATCAGATGTATGAATAGCGTAACCCCAAGGGAAAACCCCTTGCTGTAAACCCTTGCGAACTGTGTTGTGGTTCATCTGTAACAGCTTTGCAGCCTTTTCCACATCTAACCGGGGAATTATCCCATTTTTCAATTCAGCAGTTGGAAGTACAACCACTTGTTCATCAGATTTTGAAAAGTAATCTGATTCAAGTCCAAGTGCTACTGCAATAGCACTCTGAACATCATCTGACGGTATCTGTTTACCTGAAAGGTACTGACTGACAGACCCTTTACTTTTTCCAGTCATACCGCACACCTGACGCTGATTCAGGTGTAATTCTTGCATAGCCTGTTTTAACTTTTCACTGAATGTCATTTACTCACCTGCTTTCGGAAACTTATTATTGTTGTACTGTCTTAATAAATGAACTACAACTGAACCGTCTGAACACTTTTCTTCACTTACTACTTCATAAGCTTTCTTTCCATTTTTCAAATCATGGTAGAACGCCCGATACTCCATTTCGCTGTCAAACTTGATCTTTTGCTCAATCCATGCTTCTAAAATCTTTTTCATTGCATTTCTGCTCACTTTCTGCTACTATGTAGCTGAGTTATTTGCTATACCCTGTAAGAAGTACCAGTTCTTATGGGGTTTATTTTTATGCTGCAAGGAACTTATTGATAAAATACTGCTGTCCCTTTCCGGTAACTTTTGGTGTTTTAGTAGTAACATTTACACCTGCACCATTGATATAAGAGCCTTCTTTGATTTCTAATAGACCGAGTTCCATAGATTTTTGCGTTGGCATATTCTTACTTGAACCGCTTTTGATTAAATATCCGTTGTCACGCATCCAAGTGAATAATCTACGCTGTCCGGTTTCAATACCGTTCTGCTTCAACAGTTTTGCAAGTTCTCCAATCAAGATAGAAGTATTGCTTGCTGAAACTGCATCTGCAAAGATTTCCTTAGGTTTCATCCTCTGAACATCTTCAATCAAGGATGCATTGTTGGATTTCAACTTTTCGATTTCTCTATCAGCCATCTTCAATGCTCTTGCAAAAATCTGTTCCGGTGTATTCCATGCTTTCTCAAGATCAATGAAATACTGGCGAATCTGCTTTCCTTCTGGTGATCTCTGAATCATGCAAATCTGTTTTGCCATATCGATAGAAAGATCTGCGTCTTTAGACGGTCTTCCGCCCTTTGGAGAGGTTTCGCTCATTTTTGAGCAAAAGTCTTTTCCATCTTCAAAACCATATTCACACATTCTCGGGAACCAATCTTTGAAAGCTGTCTTGATATTTAATTTCTCATGTAACTCTCTAGCTGATACTGTTGGTTGTTCACCGTCATAGTTAATCGGAATCATTACGTTCATTCTTTTCACCTTCTTTATCTTTCTTACTCATTGCGGCTGCTGTTGCAATCGTTCCTTCCAGATAACCACGTTCACGCTCTGTCATGGATGGTAACTTATCTGCAAGGTCTTTGATGATCTTCTTCTGTTCTTCTGACATATATTCCACTTCCTTTCTGACCTGCCATCATCAGTACCGGGTGGTCATTCCCGGCAGACGGTCATTGCTGACCGTTTCGGCTTATTCAACAACCGTCATCAGTCCATATTCTCCAATTTGATACACTGTAAAAGAAACTGTGAACGGTGATTCTTTCAACTTCCTGATTTCTTCTTTGACCTCTGCTTTAGTGTCAACAGTCTTGCAATATTGTCTTGTTCCTTCATAACATTCAGGAAACCGTTCTGTGAAAATAATCAAATACTTCTTCATTCTGCACACCTCACTTATATAAATTTCATTCCTTTGATTTTTCCAATTATCATTTCATTCTTTTTTTTTATACTTCCGGTCAGGCAATGGATGGTATGAGTGACCGGAAGCTGGTTACATAAACAACAAAGTACTGTGTCCTCTCGCTAGTTGATTCTTCCGTTTAACTGCTTCTTGGTTAAGGAGTAAAGTGTTGATTGGCTCAACCTGTTAGTCTTTCTGCTAAAGTTCCAAACACTGTGCTTTCTTGTCCTACAGTTCCTACTTTCTTCAACTGATTTGCGGGTCATGTTTATTCTTCACACACTCTGTCTGATACATTTGTCAGCATAACTACCATGTTACTTGTGTGTAGCCCTATCGCTTCACCCGGTCTTTCCTGCTTGCTTTGTTGCTATGAGAACATTATATGTCGCATATTAGAATTTGTCAATGGATTTTTTGTGATTTTGCGAACTTTTGTGATTTTGCGACATTTTTTTATTGTATTTCTTATAAGAATGCGGTATAATTAGTAACAGAAAGAGAGGTGAGAAAATGAACGAACGTCTTAAGAAATTAAGAAAAGAATTAGATATGACTCAACAGGAATTTGCAGAAGGTATTGGTATAAAAAGGAATACAATGGCGACATATGAATCTGGTAGAAATGAACCAATTGATGCCGTAATATCTCTTATCTGTACAAAATACAACGTAAATGAAAACTGGCTGAGGACTGGTGAGGGTGAAATGTTCGTAGAAATGTCTTACGATGATGAGATTGCACAGTTTGTCGGTCAGGTGATGGGTGAGGAAGATGATTCTTTTAAAAAAAGGTTAATTTCAGGACTTGCAGCTCTGGACGATAACGGATGGAAAGTATTGGAAGATTTTCTTGATTCCATACAAACAAAAAAGGACTGATTTATTTCAGTCCTAACATCCCTCTGATGAAGTAATACACATGTCTTAACTGTGTTTCACTTACTTCGTTCAGCATATCAATTATAAGTTTTTTGTAATCCATATGTAGACCTCCTTCCGAAACGGAACACCCGTTCGCTTCACCCTGAATATATGATACATCAGTATTCACAGGAAATCAATATTTTCTCGAACGTTTGTTCTGTTTCTGTGCGTTTTTTTTGTTATATTTATTATAACGCTTTAATGTGTGAAAAGGTCAGTCAGAGGATAATCGTCCGGTTAGCCGGACATTTATTTTACATTTGACTCAAACAGGTCTGTAATACGACAATTCAGACCATAGGCGAGTTGTTCCAGTGTCTTGATTTTCGGGTTTGAATCCTCTTCCATGTCTTCATGAATTGTGGATTTTGGAACACCGGACATAATGGATAGCTGCCGAACAGACAAATTTCTTTCGTATATGATTTTGGACAATAATATCTTCATAGGGTTATTGTTCCCGGATATCAAGAAAATTATAAGAGAGGTTTTTGAAATGGGATTTTTAAATTTATTCAAAAAAGACAAACCTAAGAAAAAACCAGAACACCAACCACAATCGCTACAGATTGAATGGGAAGAGGTAGGAGACACACCTGAATCTGATACCACAGAGGATGATACTGATCTTCCTTTCGGTTGGGTTACACACAATAAAGAATTTATAGAACCGATAGAAAAAGAATTTTCATACTTTATGAACATCTGGATTGATGCAAGAAATAAGTCACCAAAAGAATTGTACTCTGCTTTAAAGTCATTTGTTCGTTATATGGAAGATGTAAAAAGGCTGTGTTCATCTAAAGGTAAAAATTTTGAATGTTGGTGTAATACGATACTAATAAAGGATGAATATTTCAACATACGTAAAGAAGAATTAGAAGATTTATCAACAAAGTGGGTTGAAATGCAAAAAGAGTATGAACTCAAACAAAAGTTACTTTCTACACTTCCAAGTGATTTGATGGATTTTCTTAACGATAACAACGGTATTCTACAATCGGATGTATATAAACATTTTAACCCTATTGCAAAACTTGAAATTCAGTCACTTTTGTATGAATGGGGTGAAACCGGGAAAATCAACAGAG